TTCCCCGACACGCAGAAGAACCGCCCGACATGCACCTAACGGTGAATGAAAAACAGGACTTCCGCGTGAGATACGCCAGAACCGACAAACGCTTCGTACCCCGGCTGGATAAAGCCGACGTCGAGCGCCCGCCGGTTACTGGGGAGCAGAAGGCGTTTGCTCTTGTGTAGGTGCGGATCGACCGCGGAAGGCGTTGGAGGCCGCGACGACGTTCGTCAGGGCTCCGGAGGTTTGCTTAGAAGCATATCTCCGGAGTGCTGAAGCGAAGATGCTGTTGGTGGAGAGCATGGCTTCTACCATCTTGGGGATGTTCTGATACTGGTGTAGGACTCCCGCGGTTCCGAGGGCGATAATAACGGGCCGGGATAGGATGTCTTCCTCGGAACTCTGGCGATTAGCCGCGTAGTAACCTGCTCCTGCGATACCCGCGCCGCCTCCCATGCCCAGGACGACCTTTAAGGCATTGGGGTTGTTTCGAGATTTTTCAGCCGCAGAGAGGAGTTTTTCCACACCAACGAGGACTTGGTGAGCGTTCGGATTGTCGAAGAGGTAGTCGACGGTTTCCTTCGGGAGTTTCGCGAGTTGCTCCCCGAAGCGTTTTCCGGAGAGGGCTTTTCCGGGGCTGACCGAGTCGTTGATGTCGACGGCAGTGTCGAACATGTGCGCCATCACTTTGTTTTTGATCGCCGTGTGTTCCGCGGATTTCGGGCCGAATAACTGAACCATACCTTCGACACGTTCGACGGATTTCTCCGGGTGTTCGAAGAAGTCCTTGACGATCACATCCGGGTGGTTGGAGGCGAGCCACTTAGCCGCGGCGGTTTTCTGCGGCGTTAGGTCGTTAGGGTGAAAACTGGTTTGTTGACCGATGTCGTCGAAGACTGCTTGGGCGGCGTATTTTTCGATTTCGGCCTTTTCCTGCGCCGTGCGAGCCCGGGAGGTGATGCGATCCAAGGTCTTCTGGTAGTTCTCGGCTTTAGTCAAGTCGAGTTCGGCCTTCACGACCCCCGGGGCTTTGTTTGCCCGTCGCTGAGTTACCAGTTCGGTGTGAGCTTCCAGCTTTTGTCTTGCGAAGGCGAGTTCGGTATCCAGTCTCTGCGCCGTCGGAGTATCGGCGTTTTGAAATTTCGCCCGTTGTTTAACGAGTTCTGAAATCTCACCCTGAAGGTTATTCTTCGAGCGAAACTCCATGAGCCGCCGGGTGGCTTCGATTTGGTTCTCCGACACAAGGGCTTTGTTCGCCGCGTTAACCTGCTGGGTGGCTTTTCCGCGCGGGCCGATTCGACCTATTGCAACTTTATTCGTTTCGTCTCCGAGTTTAGCCTTGAAACCGGTCGTTTGTTCAATGTAGTCCGCGGCGTCGGAGAGAGCCTGCATCTTCGGAGCGTTATCGAGCATCGTCCCGCGGCTCCCAGGTAGTATCTTCGACGGGGCGAGTTTATCCGCCGCCTCCCGAGCCTGTTCTTTCGCAATAATCGGAGCCGCTTTCATTTTGTTTGAAATCTTACCGCCTAACCAGCCTGAACCAAGGCCGATACTGGCTCCTAGAGTGGCGGGGAGGGCGGCGGATTCATCTGAGCCGAGGGTAGAAGCCGCGCCAGCTGCGCCACCGACCGCGGTATTCGTCGCAATCGGGTGTTTCGCCATACTAGCCGCGAGCTTTTCACCTAGAGGGCCGAGGCGTTTTAGTAAGCCGCCAGCTTCCCCCGCGCCGGGGATACCGGAGATAAATTCCGACAGAATATCGCCGCTTGTGATAGGGCGATAGTTGGTGGGGCTTCCGCCGTTTAAACGGTCCATCCCCTCGCCGATACCGGCGTTGATAGCCCCGCCGATAAGGGCGTTCGGCCTACCCCCGCCCATGATCGCGGGGAATCCGAATTCCATCACGCGGCGGAGGTAGCGATTTTCCTCCCCCGGCATCATAGTCGCGGCGTTCGCGGGGCTGAGAGGGTCGGGGGCTTCGGCTTCCGCCAGCGCATCCGGATCGCCCATACGAAGCGGCCCGAGTTGCGGGAACAACGACATCGCCTTTGCCTTAGCCGCTTTTGGATCAGGCGCGAGGATATAGACCGGCTTATTCTGCTCGTCCCAGTGGAGGTATTCTTTCTGCGGAGTCTCAGGAGGGGGCATGGATTAGTACCTCGGGGCTTTCGAAAGGTCGCCGAATTGGGCGCGGTAGGTGTCGGCGTAGAGTTTCATCGGGTCGGAGAGTTCGCCGATTACTTTTCGGTATTGTTCGGCTACTTTCTTACGATCACCGGGTGCAGTTTTCGGCAGGATGTCGCGCATTTTCTTATACAGATTAGTGATTTGTCCAATACGGTCGCCGACTTCCTTTTCCGGGAAGAAAGTGCCGAGGCTGTCGGGAGCGGCTTCTTCTTGTAACATCCGGTATTTCTGAAGGGAAGCCATGAAGTGGAGCGCAAGGCCTTTCTGAATCGCGTATTCCGGACCTTCGAAGGCGCTGGCGGTGTCTCCGAGAGCGGGGTACCGTTCGGCGATACGTTTAAGTTCCGGCATACCCGCGCCTTGACCGGTCACAAACCGACGATAGTCATCGTTGATCTTGCGGAAGGATTGATTCGCGATGGTGATGGCTGGGTCGATCTTTCCATCATATTTCCCTTTTATCGTGTTTAGTTTTCCGCGAACACCTGCGGCATTTTGTAGACTCGGGGTACCCTCGCCGTCGAAAGAGAACATGGTTCCGAAGAGAGAGCCCATGATTCCACGACCACCGCGAACTTGGTCTTTAAGGCTTTCATACGCCTTTTGTTTATCTCGGCTGAAGATTGTCCCTTTACGCTTGAGTTCGTTTTCCAACTGACGCTCAGTGGCGCTGTAATCGTCGTGATTCTCTACGACCTTCTGCGGGTTGAGGTTTTTCGCGAGCGGAGCAGTCGGGTTCGGATTTACCGTGGTTGGCGTCGGCTGTTTGGTGATGTAGGGCTTTCCGTCCCCGCCCGCTGGAGCCGTGGACTGCATCGGGGGAGCCGGGGTGGTTTCGGTAGAGGGGACTTGCTTGTCCGGAGAACCGGCTTTTCGGAAAATGTCATCGAGGGCGTCGAGGTTTGAGAACCCGACGGGCTTTTTGACCAGACGTTCGCCCGGTATTGGCCGGTTTGTAATGTTTCCGTCGGGGCCGGTGACTGCCTGCCAGCGATTGGTGGGAATGGCCGTGTACTCGCCCTCTCCCGGTAGTTGTAGTTTAACTTTTGACGCCGCGGATACCTTCGCGAGAGGGTTGAGTAGTTCCGGTTTGTTACCAAAGATTGTTGCATTCCGACTTTGATTAGTTTGTCCGGTATCTTTGGCCTGGGCACGACTCTTCTCCGCATTTGCTTCGTTTAGTGCGCGCTTGGATTCCTCCGTTTTTCCCTGCTCTAATAGTAAAGCTGCTCGGGCAGCGTGCTCTTGTGCCTTTGGCGAGGCGGGATCATTACGAAGACGGGCAATCTCAACACCCATTGCTTTTTTCTCTTGCGCGATCTTCGCCACATTAGCCTGCTGCGCGGCCTGACCCATACGGGCGAGGGTTGCGGTGGAGTCTTTGCCGAGGACTTCGTTTTCGAGTTTGTAGTCTTCTTGCGCCTGACGACGGGCTTTTTCTCGAATCGTCGGAGTGCGGTTGTAGCCGGCGGCGAGGGAGTCGAGGCCTTCGGTAATACCGCGAAGAGCAGAACGCCACTTCGGATTCTTCTCGCCGAGCTTCACGCCGAACATCTGTTGGATTTTCTGCTTGTAAATCTCCTCCTCCCGCTTATCCGGCGTTTTCAAAGCCGCGTTTCGAGAAGCTCGGAGGAGAGGTTCGTTTTCCGCAACAAGTCGTTGAAACATCTCCATAGCATCTTCGGTGTCAGGAGTCGTCGTTTGCTGAGATGCCGAGGGTTGTACTGCGGCGAGCGGATTTCCCGGCGCGCCAACAGGGTTCGGTATACCGAGCGGAGTGTTATCCCCGAGACCGGATAGTGTGGTTCCGACATCTGACATCTGTCCGAAGAGATTATCGAGTGCGCCCATTATTTACCTCCTTGAGAGGTCGGTGTTCCGACGCCAGCCCAGGTATTCGGCGTGCCCGGCATACCGGGGAGTCCCGAAGTGTTATTCCCGAAGGTCGACATGATATTTCCTACCTGACTGGAGAGTTGCGTGAGCGGGTTTATTCCAATATTCTGCCAGCCGGAGATAGCGTTGTTAATCGCGTTCCCCTGCTGCGAAACACCGTTGTTCATCGCGCCGAAGATGTTGTTAAATCGCTGCTGGCCGAGTTGGCCGGAACTGATTCCAAGCTGGCCCAGGTTGCTTCCGGCATTACCGGCGAGTTGTCCAGCGCCGAGACCGTAGTTTTGAGCCGCCGTGTTAGCCGCGCCGGAAAGTTCGGAGCCTTTTAGCGCAGTATTCAGCCAGTTGGATAGGAAGTTCCCGCCGAGGTTCATGCGGTTCGTTTGATCCGTGGAAGCGCCGAGACCGAGTTGGCCGAGAGTCCCGGCGTTATTCGTAGCCGCGCCCTGGGCTCCCGTCTGAAGTTTCAGAGCTTCGAGTAACCGGTTTGTTTGAAGGTTTTCCAGGTTACTGAGCCCCGAGAAACCGGTGTTCGCCCGGTCGGTAGCAAGAGCGGTTCCTTTTCCAAGCAAGTCGCCGCCGGTCGAGAATCGGGAAGCCGCTACGCCTTCGAGGCCTTTGAGGAGGTCGGCGTAGGTTCCGAGTGTGCCGCGCTCTAATTCGCCCGAAGCTGCACCCATGGCGCTGCCGGTTTTCAAATAATCCATCAACACATTCTGCTGTTTCGCCCGGGCGTCGTTACCCGCGGCGGATTCGGCGCGGAGAGCTTGGTCGGCGAAGTCTGCCATACCTTGGTTCTGCGATCCCGAAGCGACGATAGAACCGGGGCCTCCGCCCCGTGCCAGAGCGCGAGCGCGGACGGACTCACCCTGTTGAGCGGCGGCAGTAGCGGCGGCGTCACGGGCGGCAGACACGGCGTCTTCGAGAGACATCGTGGGGTTGGTTTTGAGGATTTCGAGGGCTTTTTGCTGGAGGGCTTGGGAGGTAGCCGTCGCGCCTCCGTTCTGGAGACCTTGTAGTGCGGCGAGTTCGCCCACTGCTCCGGTGTTGGTGAGACCCCCGACGCCGAGATTTCCCGTTAAGGCGTTCTGACCCGCGGCGTCCAGGGCTTGCGTGCCCTTGGTGGCCCCGCCGTTCATGAGCATTGCCAGAGCCTGCTGAATCCCCGTCTGCGACCCAGCAGTGGCCCCTCCCTGCGCCTGGATGCCCTGTGCGCCGCTTAAAACTGAACGAAGGATGTCCGTTAACCCCCCGTCGTTCACAGCGTTTAGGGCCCGATCTTGCACGCCGCGGTTAAAATCAGTACCGCCGCCGGTATTTAACAGATTCTGCCCGATATTTGAAAACGCCTTCATCGGGTCATTCTGCCCGGTGGCAAACTCCTGCCCCTGTTCGAAAAGTTGATTTCCTTTATTCGTCCAGCCGCCGTTTCCGAAGATCCCGGAGGCCCCGCTTAGGATATCCCGAAGGCTACCACCAGCGGCTTCCGTATCGGCGTTTCCGAAAGAGCCGCCGTATTGTTCCATCAGGCCGGGGATTAAATCCGAAAGGCCGAAGGCGGAGTTCATATACGGGTCGATACCGCGATTCGCTGCTCCGCCGAAAGCATTTGCGCCTTGATTTGCTTGATCGCGAAGATCGCCAGCTATACTTGCGTAGTTATTTTTCCAAGCATCGTACTCGCCGCGCCCGAAGTTCAGGTTGTTTACATAAGCCCCGCGGAGCCAGTCGAGGGCTTGCTGGTTTCCGATACCGTTGTAGACGTCGCCGAAGAGGTTTCCGAGGCTACCGGCGGTTCCGAGGAGTTGATTTATTGTGGCGAGGGCTCCGGGAAGAGTCGCCTTAGCCGCATTAGCCGCATTCGCCGCAGCACCCGCACCTCCAGAAGAATTTGCTCCCGTGCCCGGCGTAGAAGCATTCGGGTTAAACCCAGGAGTTCCCCCAGGCCCAGAGCCTCTACCCTGACCCCCGCCTAGAATCAAGCTGACTACATCTGCCCAAGATGACACGTTATTTGCTCCCGCTCCTGTGGTATTGCCCTGCCCCGGATAATTACCCGGGTAGAAGTTCGAATACTGCCCGCCGCCATAGCCCGCGCCGAAGGGGTCGTAGATACCACCACCGCCCCAGCCGTCGTTCCAGCCGCCCCAGCCGCCGCTATTCCAGCCGCCCGGACCACCCCAGCCATCCCACATCGGGTTATCATAGGGATCGCCCCCGCCACCGAAGACGTTGGATAAAAAAGATTGCAGGCTCAATGTGAGGTGTCCTCACATCTATTCTACCGTTCTACGCCGCCGCGATAGCCGCGGAGGGTGAAGACTCCTGGGAGTTGACGAAGCCGTTGTTTAACTGTGTTTGGACAAAGAAGGTTAGCCGGGAGCCGGAAGGGGCGAGAATTTGTACCGTCGCGGGGGATTTTCGAGCCGCGGTTATTAAAGTGGACTGTTGGATTTGTCCCGAAACCGTGTAGTATATGTTATATGCCGCGATTTTCCCAGTGAAGCCTTCGGGCTCTAACCAGGAGATTATGTACTTAGTCGGGGCGGGGGAGAAGACTTTAACTGACGAGACGTAAGGAACCCGGGTAAACCCACGTTGTTGTGGTGGTAGAGAAGTTCCTTCCGCGGCGTTGGTGCGGTTTATCAGCCGGTCGAGACTGTATTGATCTTCGCGGTTGTATTCCATTATTTCGGCTCCTTCAGGTCGAATAGCTTAATCGCGGCTTTTCGGGCTTTTAGGAAAAGAACATGGTCGATCTCGCGCTTTGATTTATCACAAACCGGCGGTTCGAATGTCCGGGTCATCGCACAGCCAGTGAGTTTGTAGAGAAAAGGCGTCCAGTGCTTCTCGAACTCGATAATGTCCGGTACCATGTCCGCTTGAGAGGCGCTGGTTATTTGGGCGAGGTAGAGGATTATGATGAACCGCATCACGGCCCCGATCCGGCCTCGGGCTGGAAGACGAGGGAGAGATTGAGGACTTCGATTAGGTCGGAAGTGGCGTCTCGCTGCATTTCGATGGCGAAGCGGTGGCCGACGCCTAAGCGAGTTAGGAGACGGGAAGCGTAGCCCTTCGAAGCCCCGCGGCGGGAAGGCGGGTTAACGTAGCTTAATGATTCTGGAGACGTCCAGTAGTCGTCGACATACAGGAAAACCGACGGATCGAGATCCCCGGGGTAGAGTGTGCGGTCGTAGAGAACGCCGTACAAAAAGGGGTCGAGGGCCGGGTCGCGGAGGGCGTTGACGTGGTTTCCTGGAGGGTTGGTTAGCAGAGAGGTCCGAATCTGCCAGCCGTAGGGCCGCTGGACGCCGTTGAAGGAGTCCGTGCCGACGTTAACCCGGGGGTCGATGTAGTTTACACAAGAGTCTTCGGTGTCGTCGGTGAGGTAGTAGAGAAGGCGGCGTTGCTCAGACGGGATCGCGGGGATGATTCCGGAAGCTAAGGCCGTGGAGGGAATCGTCCAGGGGGTGTTCCAGAAGTCCGTATTCTTCTGCTGCGACTTTTTAATATCGTAGACATAGGTGCGGGAGTTCGCGACGTTAAGCGGTGTGCAGATGGCAACGACGAGCCATTCTTTCTCCAAATCCGCCCAGTATTCGATGTCGAAGTAGGTCTCGTCGTTGGATTCGAGGATTTGGCGGAAGTCGTCGTACAGAGGGTCGGAGATGATGTCCGGTTGTTTCGCGCCGGGGTCTTTGATAACGGCTAACCGATAGTCGCCGGTTAGAAAAACGACGTTAGATCCGTAGCGGGTAACCGCACGATGCTGACGGATAGCCGCGCCGTAATTGTCGTACAGCGGCTGGAGGTTGAAGGTCTCTTTCGTCGAGCCCGTGAGGATGTAGGTCTGAGCCTCCGACCAGGAGTAGAGGGCGGAATTAGTGGCGATGATATTCTGCCCCTCTTCCTGAAGCCGGAAGAAGTTACCGTAAAGCCCTGATGGGAAGCATTCTTCCGGGATACCTTCGGTCAGTTCTTCTTGCGCGGAGTAGAGGAGGATATTTTCAATCCAGAACCAGATGCGGCCTTGGTAGTAGGCGAGAGGGGAGGACTGTTGAACCGCGTCGGTGCCGACGATTTTAGGCGCGACACAGGAAGGCGGCGGGGAGTTGGAGGTTAGCGAAGGGGCGACTTCAGCCGTGTTGATAAAGGCATCCGGGACCGGGTCGCTTTCGGTCGTACCCGCGGAGCCGGAAACGAAGGTTTTGTCTTCGTAGGTGAGAGAAGCCCCGGTGTTCGTAACTTCGTCGATTTTGTAGAACGTCCCGCCGCCGTCGGTGGTTCGGTAGATGCAGATGGTCGGGATGTTCGTGGTATCTGTGCCGGTGAGGTCGATTACGATTTTCGGGCACAGGTTTTTAAACGGCCCGGTTCCGGAGGGTGGGTAGTCGGGGTTTTCTTCCAGAGGAGCGCGATTCGAGACATTACCGGTGATGGATTTGTAAGCGTAGGTGTAGAACCAGCCCTGGGAGACGTCTATGGCGTGGGAGGAGGCGGTCCAGGAGTCGCGGTAGAGGATTAGGATACCCGTGTCGTGAGCCGCGGCGGTGGTTCCATTAGCCCCGCGGGTTACGTTGTACACGCCAGGGGCCGAGAGAGAGGTTACGGTGATTTCTTCGTATTCGACCTGCACGGTGAAAGGGTAACCCGCCGGAAAGGCTCCGACGGCGACGGACCAGGATAAGGTGGTCGCGGTATCTGTTAAATCCGCGGTTAGCTTCCCCACCGTAGCGTTTAAACGCGCGGCTGATGTCGGGCCGAGGATACCCCAGGGTCGCACTGTCACAACCCCACCAGTTCCGTCGAAGATGACTGAGCCTAATTTCTCCCCCGTCGAAGCCCCCGGAAAGGCTTTGATATAGAAGCGGCCTCTCGCCGCGACACCTTCATGGGGGGTCACAGAGGCGTCTATCGACCGATACGAGCCCATGGACGTCCATGTCGTGGGGTCGGTTGTCACGTTGCAATATTCGAGGTAATAAAGACCAGTGACGGAATCTAAAACCGAAGCGATGAAGTAGGTGATCGGAGTATCCTCCATCGTCCGATACACCCAGAGACGATCCGCGCGGGTCTGATTCGCCCGAGGGGACACTGTTAAAGTCCCCGGGCGTTTCACCGACGCGCCTCCCAGAGTGACGTAGTTGTCGTAGCCGCCGATCAACCGCGGCGGTTTAGCCAGCGGGTGGAGGACTCGGTTGTACGGGAGTTCGAGATTTTCAAACTCCAATACGTCGAATTGGGAGTTTTGGGCCATTTAGAAGCCGAGGAGGAGGGAGAGGAGTTGGCGTTGGACGTTCTGCTGAGAGAGGGAGTTTTGGTTTCCAGAACCCTGCGCGTAGAGGACGCCCGAATCAGGCCCATTATCCGTCCACTGACCGGTATTCATGTTATAAAACGCTGTCGGACTGGAGGGGCCGTTTGCCAGGATCTGCTGCATTTCAGGGCTGAAAGATCCGGTTCTTCCCGTTAGCGGGTTCATTCCTGGATTAGCCGCCTGGGTTGAGCCATTAGGGGGCGAAGTTTGCGATTGCCCCGGAGGCGTAAGCGGGTTCATCTGATTTCCGCCGCGCGGCAGATTCGGATAATAACCAGAGTTCGCGTAAGGCTGGCGATTCTGCTGCCGGTTCTGTCCGCCCAGACCGAGTAACATCAACAACTGCATTAACGGGTTCTGCTGATTCCCCTGACCACCCGGCTGCTGACCCTGCGCCCCGGGCATTAACGGGGAGTAAACTGCCCCGGGCTGAGGCCCGGTTACTTGAGGTTCAGAGCCAGGACCGCCGTGGAAGGAGTTCTTCGTCGGGTCGCCGGTCATGAAGATGGCCCCCGCGTTTGGATTGGTGACCGCGGGGCCTGCGTTTTTCTCGGCATCCGTCATGGCGTTGGCGGTAGCCGCGTCGTATTTGGAATAGCGGTCGGCAAGGAGGCCCGCGTTTAACTGATTACCGTTGCCGAAGTCAATCTGGTTCTGCCCGAAGTCACCGAAAGGGCCAAGGGTTTTCGTTCGGCTAACGGTGCCGCCGAGACCTTGCGCGAGTTCATTAGCCGTGCCGTCGGAAGCGTACTGAAGCGGGTTGTACCCGCCGGGAGCGTTATATGACGGCTTCCAACCGGGGTTTCCGAAGGAGGATTGATTCTGCGCGGGGGGAGGGGCTGTTGGAGGAGGGGCCGCGGGCGCGGGCGCGGGAGCCGGGTGCCCTTCAGAGAAGTTACCCGCGGGTTTGAAGGATGCGGGTTGCGGGAACTCCCCTGCCGTCGAGCCACCGCCGTTAGAACCTTGCCAGCCGTCGAGAGAACCTTGCCAGGGGGTTGTGATCTGTCCCATTTGAGTTAGCCTTTCGGAAATTCAGCGTCGAGGGCGTTTAGCGCGGTCGGAGCGCCGTGTTTGATTAGCGCGACGGCGAAGAGTCCGGGGTTGAAGGAGAGATTCCGACCGTCTCGCTTGGTCACCTCAACCGACCACTGCTTAACGGTGTCCGAGAAGAAGAGGGTCTTAACCTCGTACTTATGCGCGTACCAGAAGTTCGGGAGGGACTTAACCACTTCCAAAACCCAATCGACGGTATCTTCCGAGGGAAACTGAACCGGGTTACCCGGGGGTAGTTGAAGCAACTGCTGGCTAAACGGCTGTTCGAAAGTGAAGTCCGAGATAGGAACATCCGTCTCCGGGTCGACGAACTTCTTCAACTCCGGCGCGTACCAGAGGCCGTTGTACTCGACCTTCACCAGCGGCGTTTTAGCCGCGGCCTTTTCCTTCGGCTTTACAACCTCCGGCTTTACCGTTTCCACCGCAGGCTTCGTCACATCTTCCGGTTTCACAACAAACATTCGTGTTAACTCCTGCACCTATTTTAACTGGTGTTGGAACGCGGTAATAAACCGGGAGGGTTCGGCGTTTAAACGTGTCGACGGAAGCGAAGCCGCGGTTCGTTTTCTGCGCGACAAACTCCTCCCAGGTCATATCCACGGGAAGACGCCGGGGATTAGAGTGTTGGAGAAGCCGGGGACGAGGGAGGATTCCGGAGCGATGTTCGGATCGCCCATTTCGAAGCCTTCTGCCGCCGCCATGTCGTTGATCGAGCGGATGGCTAGGACTTCCCGGTCGGCGACGTCCTTAGAGCCCTGCGCGACCCCCGCGGCCCATCGCATGACAGTTACCATGGTGGAGAGGTGCCGGTCGTCGTAGGGGAGGAGTTGGGTGCCGAAGATTTGGCTCGTAACCTTAGTCGGGTTCTTTTTATACTCCCCGGTGATAATCCACTCGTGCCCGGAGGTGTTATCCGGCGCGGGCCGGTCGAGTTTAAACGCCTGGGTAGCCCCGTCGTAGGAAATGTACGTCGGGTAGTTTCGGATATGGGTTTCGCGAAGATCCCGGCGGGTGTGGAGTTCGAAGCGTTGGGGAGGCAGGGTGACCGGTCGGACGAGAAAGGCTTGGTTGAAACCCTGGAAGTCGGTTGGAACGGCTACTTCAGGAGCGCCGTAGTATTGCTGTTGAGGAACGAGACCGAAGGCGGGGAGGATGGCGAGAGACTGCCGCCAGTTGTACGAGTTCCAAATCTTCTCGTTCATCATGTTACAGATCGCGGTCGCTTTGTTGTCCTCCTCGGACATACCGAGAGAACCGCGGATCATGTTGAAGATGTCGATGTAGCGGTAGGTGATTGCCATTACTTACCTTTCTTCGAAGTATCAACTGGCGGAGACGGTTGGACTAGCATGGGTTCAGTTTCCCTCATATGCTGGATGTTGGCTTCGAAAACGCCGCGTTGACCGGTGTAAACAGGTTGCCCGCCGCCGGAAAATTGAACGCCGCCTGCACGACCGTCGTCGGCGAAGAGATACGCTTGGTAGAGGACCGCGGAGACGTAGACATGAAACCACTCGTCGTCGAATATCTGAACGCCCGCGTCGTGGGAGTTTTCCGCGGTGATCGTCGGGCAGACTTTCTTATACAGCGTTATTAACTGTGTGCCGGAGGTGACGGTCCCCGAAGGCTTCGGCGACACCCGAATCGTATTCGCCGCCGGGTGGGTGATCTGAGTCGGTAACCCCGAAACCCGCTTAACGGAAGAATGAATATGAGCCACGGCGTCAACGTCGCGGCCCACGTCATCGGCCCCGGCGGAGATATATGCAGTGCCCGGGACTAGGACTAAGAAGTCCGCGGGGTCCACGGTCACATAATCCGTCCGGGAAGCCTCTAAGGTCACTACCGGATAATTACCCAACGTCCAACGCCACGGAGCCGCCATCCAGAACATCTTCATCGCGTTGTCGAGGATAAGCGGGCCAGCTTCTTCCAGGGGCATCAGTTTAATAAACGCCTTGGAGAAGTTGAATGCGTCGATTGGACGGTAGGTAGAGGCCATTTTTAAAAGTCCGGACCACCAACAGTAGACGGGTCAGGTCGCAGGTGCATCGGAAGGCCCCCGGTAGCCGGGTCGTTTCCAGTGAACTCTTTCTGACAAGCCTGACAAAGCCAGTGGTAGGTACGGTGCGAATCGCGCTGGCCGACGACCGCGGTCTTCCCGTTCTCTTTCAGGTGGAAACACGCAGCCTGAGCCGCGGCTCGCTGGGCTTTACCCTTCTCTAACTGCTGGACGGTGGAGAGTCGTAACGACTGCCCCTCCGCCTTCTTCTGAGCCTGAACCGCCAGGGCTTCTTCCTGAAGCGCCAACTGCTGCTCCAACTGTTGAATCTGAAGAAGTTCGCGCCGCTTCTGGAGATCGGCGAGTTCCGGATCATAAGACCCGTTGTTAGGAGGACGAACTGGAGGAGCCGCGGTGATGTTGATTTGATTTTTGTCCGACATACGCCTATTCTACCTTGAAGATGAAACCAGTAGCCGCTTCCAAATCGTCCCACTTGCCCGACCAGGGGACGGTGGCTCCCATGCGCGAATACGCCCAGCGAGCGGGTTTCGAACGCGCGTCGATGTGGATGTAGTTCTGCCAGGGGTTTACTCCCAGGCCTTTTAACTCCGGGTGTTGGAGGATGGCGTTGAAGAGAGCTTTTAGCGAAAGGCTCGGGCAGTGGATGTCGGCGGCGATTCCGTAGGTGTGGGCGGAGAATGACCCCGGGGGTTTGGATCGCTCAACCGGGTGAGCCGCGCATCGGAAGCCGGAGTTGATTATCAAAGGCCGGGAGATTTCGTCTCTTAGCTTTTGCACTAACCGGACGAATGACATTTCTGCCCGACAAACCCCGCAGTGCTTACAGGAGAATTCGTCGACCGAGAAGTTAGGAGTCAGCATTTTCTTCGTCACGCCGGGGTCCCTTCGATGTCTGTTCTCCGACCGGTATGAACCGCCCAGCCGCGAGAGCCGCCGCAGCCGAAGGTCTTTTCGACTTGGTCCAGGTCAAGCTCGCCGGATTCGAGGAGATATAGAAGAACCGTTCGATAGCCGCGTTTAACTTCCGACCAGGGGATATCGACCGCTTCTTCGTGAGGCCGGAGACCGTCGAATTTAAACTCGCCAGCCTCCTCATCCCAATGCGCTTTTGGAAAATCGGCTCTTTCCAAATGATGATGAAGATGCCCGCCCTTCGTCGTCAACGTGTTATCCGAGTTCTGCACCACCTCGGTCTTCCGCGATCTCAACGAATACTCCGGCATCCAACCGCTTTCGTAAACGCAAATCGGCTCTGCCACACCGCGCCGCTCGACAAAAACCACCCGCTTATCCGGTTTCAGAGGTAACGTGCGAAAACGAAGCCGTGCGTTTAAACGCGCGACCTTCTTCTCGAACTCCTCCGTATTCATCCCGGTGGCTAGGCGAGCTTGCGAAGTCGGGTCATCGGCTGTGTCGATCCACACGGATTGGGCGAGAGTCGCTTCCTTGTGTTTCTCCAGCCGCTCGAAATACGCCGAAATTAAGGCTTCTTCAGCTAACGCTGCTAGTTTTTGCTCATCGCGGATTATCATGGGTTTCTTTAATTTCCAGTGTTTGTTGGGCTTTTCGACGTTCCCAGTATTGTTTCATCTTACGGGATCGATCCTGTCGCCACTCGACTGACCTTATTCTCCCACGCTCTGCATTACCTAGAGCCATCCTATGTTCTTCAGAAGCCCATCGTCGAGTTTTTGCCGATTTGGCGATATTCGCACAGGCTGTTTTCGATTTACTAACACCTCTTAGCGCGGTCGCAATTTTATCTCTTGTCTCTTGCGGAACTGTCTTTCCTTTCCAATAGCCCGGTTTACTGTTTCGTTTCCGTGAATCCATTCGATTTTTAATATGTTCCGGTGTTTGAGGTCCGGGAGATTTTCGCGGATGGGGTTTTCCCAATTGCCGATTGCGGGCGGCAAGACGCATTTCATCGGTCCATACAGTTCGTATTCCGCCCGCAGTCATGTTGTATCCAACTTCACGATTTGTGCTGTTAGTTGCCGCAATATGGAATATTTCACGTTCGTCCAATTGAGCATCCGGTACTTCTTCAATTACCGCGATTGTGAAGTTTTCGCTTCCGTTTTTATGCAAGGCTCTTGTGATAAGAGGAGTTTTTACATTTAGCGGTTTTGTTGATAGTAGGATATGATCACGCCAACGATACTTCAGTTTGCGGGTTGTCTGGCCTATGTAAATTTTCCCGTTCAGGATGTTGGTGATCTGGTAGATTAATCCCATCCCCCAAGTCTATCATAGCCTCTTCCGCTATTTCCCTTTCGTCAAGGTGCCGTTTAGCTCCGCTACAACTAAGCGTAACTGCGTAAGCTCCTTTGTCAGATCCTGAATCGCGGCGTCATGGCGAAGCACGATCACCTGCAATTCCGAAACCTGCTGTGATTTAACCCCATATCCAAAAGCTAGAGACCCGCAGAGTGACAGTGCGGCAACAACTCCTGCGAGAAACTCTCGGGGTGTTATTTGAATCTCGTCGGCGAATGACAATTTACATAGGCTCCTTTTGTTGTTTATTGTACTAGGTACTTAATTGGTTATGAAAAATGAAAAACAAGCCGGATTTGCCGCCGGAGCCCCAGCCACAGTGATAGTGAATGAAGTCGCCGCGGTCCGAGCCGTTACATAAGGCGCGGCGTAGGTCGTATTGCACGTCACCCCTAGTTTCGTCCCCAGGGAAGAGTCGAAGAGAACGAGAATCTGCGAAGACGCCGTAACCGCGGTTGTGTTAACGACCACCGCCGTAGCCCCCGCGGAGATGATAACCGAACCCGCAGCCGCCGCCGCACAATCCGCCGGGGTAGCCGTGCCGTCGGAGCAGTTAGCCGCGGTTCCAAAAGTGCCCGCCTGCACAAGCCCTTTGAAGTATCCATTTAAGGGCCTATTCGCCCCGCCAGCGCCGATACTCGGGCCTCCGTCTGTCGCCGTATACAAAGAGCCGTCCGTCTGCATCGTCCAGTGCGTCGTATTATTCGTCTTAAAGCCCAGACCAAAAGCATCATTGGTCCCGATAATACCCGTTGTGCCGAAAGCATTACCGCCGAAGACAAACTGAGACCCGGGGTTATTCGCGTTACGGCAGATTTTTGTCGCTTGGACGAAGGTTACAAAGGCCCCGGTGCCACTCCCGACGCAGGCGTTCGTCGTCGGAGCAGCTTTACAATCTGTGCAAAACATTGTCGAGCCTGCCGAGGCGGTCATAGCGGTTACCTGAGCAAATGTCATCGGGGATATTTCCTGCACAATTGCCGTGGAAGCCGCGCTTAGAGTACAGTTCGTCGTGTTGGTCAAATCCGTGCAGTTGTTTGCGTATGACTTAACCCCAACCATGGAGGCTCCGATGTCGATACCTGTGAGGTTGTTTACGACTTGGTTATTTGCCACCGTGATGTAGTTACCGGCGGTTAATGAAATCGCTTTAGTCGTTCCGACGACGGAGGTTTGTAGGTTATTCGCCTGAACAGAGCCGAAATACCAACCGACGCCCTCGATAGAAATTCCGATATGCCCGGTTTGTGCCGGGTTCGAGAAGAAGTTATTCGTAATCTGGAAGTTGTAAAACGGGATGTCACCGACGGCTCGGATTCCGTAGGTTGTGTTAACCCCGGCGTCCATGGTGTTGTTGACAATTTGCATCTGCCCCGTATTACCGACGTAGTACCGGCAGTTGTTACAAACCGGCTGCGGCGTGGTGAGAACGAGGTTTTCTGAATCTGTCACGGAGGCGATTGGTGAAGAGACAGTGGAAGAGGCGACCATGGAGTACCCCCCGGACCAGATTGAGCGGAACTTGTTACCCGAAACCCAGGTAACCGCGGTTCCGTTGACGTTCACCCGGCCCATGGTTTCTTCTAAGTGGATTTGCTCGACGTAGCCGTTGAAGGAGTTACCCTGGACTTTCAAATTTCCCGGGCCGTTCCAGAGAATACCGTAGGGGCACGCGACGGAGTCGGAGAAGGTGTTGCCGCTGATTAGGCCAATTCCGGCATCACCCGTCTGAACCTGCTCCAGCCACAAAGCCACGGCGGTTGCGTCTACCACCTTCGTCCGGGTTAGCGAAATCGCATAAGCTGTCCCTAGGTGGATACCGTAGGCGAAACCCGTGATGGAGACGTCGTCGATAGTCGTGCCGAAGCTGTCTCCCGTGGGGTTGTATGTGTAGATCCCCGTAGTCCCGGTTTTCGAATAAGCGTTGGACAAAGCGCAACCGGAGATTCGAATACCACCCGGGGACGCCGCGCTGAAAATCGCCACATTGTTCGCCTGGGCGTAGAAGACCGCGCCGGGGCCGTCGCAGTTGATGGATACGAAGCGCCCGCCGGTCAGAATCGAGGAGTAGACGTTGTAGCTGCCGGTTTTAGCCCTTACCGAAACAACCGAGCCATCCGCGACGGAGTTAATCGCTTCCTGCATACCGCTGGAGGCAGAAGAGGCCGTCGGGGTCGTGTAGGAGTTGAGGAAGATCGCTTGAACCGTACCCGTCGCCGCGCCGGTCGTGCAAGTGCCGATACCCGTGGGGAAAACGACTTCGGACGAAACGCCGTCGTTTACGCGAAAAGCCCAGGTGGTGTCGGAGGCGTTTAGCGGGCAGGGGGTGAGGGTGATGGTTCGGGTGCCTGCGGTGAGGGAGGCGATGGTTTGCGACCAAGTGTAGTCGGAGGCAATGACGGCGGAAGCGCAGGTGCCGATGGAGGTGATGCCGGAGGTGGATACCTGCCAGCAGCCCGCGACGGTGGGGAGAGAGGAGGGGAGGGTGAGGCGGAAGGAGGAAGAGATGTTAGCCGGGGCCTGCCAGCCGACGTAGTTGGTTCCGTTTTGATACTTTTCACGAAAATCAATAACGCCCGTGGCAGAATCGTTCTGTTGTGGAACTATTGTGACTTTTGTGGAAGACTGGGCGAGGAGCGTACCGGCGGCGAGTACCGCGATTACAAATTTAAGCATTGACCATTCCTTTCAAGACGCCTTCAAGCTGCCAACGGCTTGACGGGGTGTAGCGGAAGATATACTGCGTGTAGGTGTTCGCGGTTAAGTCCGGATCTTGGTCCGTCACGCCGTCGAAGATCGCGCCGAAGGTTAGCGTTCTTCCGCCGACCGCGTCTTGAGTAAATTTGAAGGTGAGGAAGAAGCCCGGGACAATGGTCGAGTCTGTGTAGATCGGTGTCGACAGAATGACATTGCCTGTCGCGATACATTCCTGGGAGAAGGCATCTGCGAGGTCAAGGGTGAGTGTCGAGTCATAGTCGACGACGTAATAACCAGTTGAGATGTACATGTTAGCGTTTTGTGTAACCGTAGGGCCGGAATTTGGAACCGGCGGGATAAGTCCGACGGCGGGGGTGGGTAGCGTCAAGCTCGGCGGCGTACAAGTGGCGGTAGAAACGCTGAACAAAGCCGTAGGACCGGCGATCTGCTGTCCAGTCGAATCGTAGTACCAAGCGATGTAGCGGGAGTTCGGCGGCTCCAAATCTGCGTTGTAGCAAATCGACTCGGCGTTGTGGAAAGAGCCGTTGTTAATTGGGACTTTTAGAAACGTCGGAATCGGCACATTCGGGTAAGTCGCCGCGTAAAAAGCCCGTTGATAACCGGTTGGTAGAACCAATCCGACGAGGAGAAAACCAGTCAACGCCGACCCGTCGTCCCAGGTTACTGAGACCGAAGGATCGAACTTCGCAAACCGAGGTAACTGAGGTGTCGCCATTACGCTACTATTGTAGCGGGCGTTAAAAAGAAGACCCCGGTTTTTACGCCGGGGCCGGTTGGTGGGTTTAGGGGTAACTCCGGCAACGGACACCGGAGCAGTGAGGGAATCCCCGGCGGCTGGCTAGAATAGGGGCTGACCGGGCGGGGGTTATTTTTAGGTTAGCATATTGACTCTTTGGCGGGTACGTGATATAGTTGGGTTATGGGAAATTCACACATCACAAAAGAGATCTGCCAAAAAGGAGCCGCGGCTTCTGGGAAGGTGCAACGAGAGCGCGCCCTTAAAGCGTTCGAGGAGGCCGGTAAGGTTTGCGAGTATTGCCAAACGCCTCTCCAGGTTCGCGAAAATCAACAAGCGGCGGATCGTAAACGTCATCGTTATTGCGATTTAAAATGTGCGGCGCTGGGTCGGTGGAAGGATAAACGTGAGCGCGAAGGTCTACCCGAACCTCGAAAATTCGGAGCTTGGGTGAACACGTTGCCGTTTCTTTGCCTCGGCGAGATTGCGAGACAACGAGTAAGTCATCACGCGCGCTATGTTTACTTTTCGCGGTTTCCCAGAGAGACGGCGTGTTGCGAACTATGCGGGGACGGAAGAATTGAACCAGAAGTTGCACATGTAAAGGCGATCAATTCGTTTCCGGATAAAACACCGCTCCTTGAAATAAATCAACTTTCCAATTTAATCGGTCTCTGTCCGACGGATCATCGTTTATTCGACGGAGGTAGGCTTGAAATTTCAAAAATCGAAGAAGCGATTTCTCAGAGAGAAGGACGTGCTCCCCTTGCGCTACCAGAGGGTGTCAGCAAGAACTGGAGTCCTCGGCGTGCCGGTCTTGAGTTTCAGAAAAAGAAAAAGCCGAAACTGTGACATTTCGGCTTTCTCGACTACTCGTTTTGGTGGATGCCTAAGCTATCGTACTTTGGGCATCGATCGTACGAAAACGGTAACTGCCGCCCACCCCTACGGTCCCGTCGATTACGACTGCCGTATAGGTGAATCGGTAGCTCACAGCCCCACCAATCATGCCTTCGGGATCAGGAATCGAAGGAACGCCGCCGCGGACCACACGGACATTAAAGCCCTGCTTCGTCGGGTCGGTGACCTTGGACGGGACAGAACCTTCGAGCGAAGTGCAGGCAATACCGCCCTTACCGAAGACATACGTGCGGTAGCTCGCCGGAGAACCCGAGGAGTACACATTCGTCGACTCGATGATCTTCGAACCAGCCACCTGGGCGAACTGGCCGCGATCCTGGCGGTTAACCAAGTTGGCCTTATCCGGCTGGGTGTACTTGAAGATGTCGGCCAGACCGTTGGCGGCGGGGTCGTTGGCGAGGTCGTAGGAGTTGTAGGGCGAGGTTACGACCAGGAACTGCCCGTCTTCGAACGGTTCCACATCAATACCCTGCAAGCCGTGGACCGAGGCGCGGATGTCGGCGACTTTCAGATAGGTGGCGATGGGGTTCTGGTTGGTGGAAGCCGATTCGGCGTCAATCACGTTGCGCGTGATGGTGTCGACGCTCAAACCGCCTTGATAGCCCAGCAGCTCGCCAGCGGATTGCAGAATCGGGTCCGGAGCCGTTTCGTCCAGAAGCGTGGAAACGGTGATGAAGGAGCTATACTCCGACACCGTCGCCGACACGATCTTGGACGTCAAGCTCTGCGAAGTCCCGACCGAGCCTTCCGTGGAGGGCGTAGTGTTCGCCGCGAGGTTCGAATACCGATACCACTGAGCGGTACGGCCCGAACGAGCGGGGATGTTGTCCTCCATGCAAGCGTCACGGAAGCGGAACTTCTTCTGAAGCCGCGAAAGGGCCTTGCGCTTGATGAATACGTTTTGAAGATGCGCAAGACCCGGAGAGGTAGTAGCGTTTCCTGAAGGCGCGTAGGCCATTTGTAAAATCTCCTGTGCGCGGGCCGACGCCCTTGCGTTTTTATTGTACCAGGAGTTATGATTTACTAATGGCCCCGAGTCGTAGACTCGTTTAGTATAAGAACCTTACCTCTGCGTGTAAGCTGCGTTCATGAGTTTGTTCAGTTCCTCGTCGGACCGGGAGTTGTAGAAGGACTCCCATTCGGCGTCGGTTTGCGGCTGCCCGGAGCCGGTGTTCGAGGAGCGCGAGGAGGGTAGGGACGGAGGAGCGTTTCGCGAAGTCCCGCCTCCGGATTGTTGACGCTGGCCGGGTTGAATTTGACCGATTCGTTCAGCGTAGGCATGAGCCGCCTCGAAACCTTGCGGGGTAGCGGGGAGGCCGAGGATTTGACGCGCCTGTTCGACGGCGGAGGCCGCGGCGTTGTCGGTGGCGAGTTCGGGGTGGTACGAGAGGAATTGGTTTACCGAGGTTTGGCGATCAAGTTGGGCGGTTCTTAGCAACGAGTCGGTCAGGACCGCAGAAGGATCGTCGATCTTACCGTCGAAGACGCCGTGTTTCAACATGATGTTCGACATGGTTTTGAAATCGCCTTTTTCCAAGGCGGAGACGAAATCCTTAACGCGCGGGTCGACTTCGCCTTCTTTGACGACCGGAGCCGGGGGCGGGGGTGGAGGAGCGTAGTTAGCCGCGTTGGCGTTGCGGGCTTGTTCTTCTAACCGAGCCATGTGCGTTTCGACAGCCCGTTCCGCTTCTTCCTGCGTGTTGAACTTGTAATCGCGCCCGCCCAGGTGGAGGTTGAAGCCATCCTCCTTCGGCGTTTCGTTCGCGGGAGCCTCACCTTTGATTAGATCGGCGACGAGAGCGTCAAAATCTTCCATATTTGGTTGGGACATACGATTATTCTACACCTATACGGGGAGCGAGTAGCGCGTCGTCGGTATCCTGCGGCCAGTCGATGTCGAGGGATTCGGAGACGCCGGGGGTGAATAAGGCGGCGGTTGCGGTCGGGTCGACGCTTTGTCGGAGGGCAAGTTGGATTGAGAGGGGTTGATATTTGAGGTTGAAGAGGATGCGGCGGAAGGCTCTTAGGTAACCGAGGTAGCGGGCTTCTTGCTCAGGCCGGAGGTCGAAGGATTCAAGTAGCCCGACGGTGTTGTCGATTTCGCTTTGCAGTAGATCGCACAAAATACGGAACCCGGGCGTCTCCGTGGTGTGTAGAAACGCCCGTTGTTCCTCAAGATTTAGCGCGCGCTGTTCTTTTTGTTCTTCCATGCTCTAAGCATATCAAACCGCTTCTTTGGGGCGCGGCCTAGTCATGGCTTTCTTCTTCGGCTCCCCGGAGGTGCCGGGTTTTGCGGCTACGGATTTCTGTGCTTTGAGTTGAGCAACCTTAGCCTCGCCCATCTTCGCGGCATTATCCCTGGCGACTTCGGAGTCGAGCATGGAGTGGAAGCGACTGGTCTGGGCTTCTTCTGCCGCCGACGCGAGCTTAAACTGATGCTCCTGCTGGCCCTGCTGGATCTTCTGCTGCTGCTGGGCGACGGACATCCGCAGATCCATCTGTTGCTTTTGACCCGCCAACTGCATCTTCTGCTGCTCAGAGACGAACTTAATCTGAGCGAGCATCTGCTGCGTCTGCGCCTTCATCTGCTCCATTTCCATCTGCATCTGGTGCTTTTGCTGCTCCATCTGCATTTTCATCTGCTCCATCTGCATCTGGCTCTGATCCGGCGGCTCCGGAGCCTTCAGGATCTGCGCTTTCTGAATATCCGCCTGGGCCTTCATCTGCCCAAGCTGAAGCCGCGTTTGATTTCCCTGAGAAGCCTGCTGCGCCTGCTGCTGCTTCTCCTGCTGGGTCATCTGGACTTCCTGCTGAGTCATTTCACGGTAGAGAGGATAAAGTTCCGAGGTGCCCGTCGCGTCCTGGACCAGCTTTGTCAACGACTTAACGTCGATTGTCATGTTGATCTTAGATAGTTCTCCGACCAGAGGACCGGCAAGGCCGTATTGGAAGAACATCGGGAGGGTTTGTTGTAAACGCTCTTTCGTGAGCATTTTAGACGCGGCTACGATGCGGAAGGAGACGTCGTTGAAGAAAGCCGCGCCGGAAACTGTGCGGGCTGGCGAAGACGTGGATTCCGCCGCCGGGACTTGGTCTTCGGGCGTTAAATGGTAGCGATTGATGTAATACATCATGTAGAGCATCGGGGTTACCAAATAATCCTCGATATTCGACACAATCTGCTGCATTCGAGCCGCGGAACCGGACATTTGAGCCTGGACGCCCGTCGCTGTCCGAGACATGTTGCCAGAACGAGGTGCGCCCGAGCCGTCAATGCCCGTGCGTTTCTCAGCCGCGGCTCCGATGTACTGGAGTTCAGCGTACACGTTAGCCGTAACATCTGGTGGGGCCAGCGACAAAATATCTTCCTTCGGGTTGTCAACTTGGTAAGTCGCACCCGCGGACCATCTCTGCTGCGCCGGGGTTAGAATCTGCCCTCTTCGCATTGCTCGGGGAGGATTAAGGGCAAGGTTGATGTTATCGAGACGCGCATTAAATAGCGCCTCAGTGTATCGCTGGTTTCCTTCTTGCACATCTGCGATTCCGCGGGCGTAGAAACGACCGGGGACTTCATAACAAGGGGCGAAGGCGGCGGGGATGAATCCATAAGGGTTGCGCTCGTTATACATCACCCATTTGCGACCGAGAATCCAAATGATCCGGGACGGGGAGTAATAAACGAGGAGTTCGATGTTGCGATCCGCGGGAATCGGGTTGTAGTCGGAGGAGCCGGGGGAGTAGTTAACGCCGCGGAAGGCTTCGGTGATCTGTTTGGTGTTGTCGCCCGCGGTCATTGATTGGGCGGAGCAGAGGCCGTATAACTGGTCGTCGTTCGGGATGTCGAAGCCGTCCTGACCTCGGTAAGCACGGGCTTGCGCTAACGTGAGTTTCGCCTTTACAATGATACCGGAAGACTGGGAGACATCGGGGGAGGATAGCCCCGGGTCCATGTAGACGTCCTTGACATCCAGGAACTCCGGAACAGCCTTCTTAGCCTTATCATCCCAACGGACGATTACCCCGCCGTTTCCGTCCAACAACATCTGCTTAACCGCACGAGCCACCTCCGGCCTCGCCGAGCCGCGGAACTTCCCGCGCGCGTGTTCGAAGTCGTAGAACAATTTATCCCGAACGTCCTTCGCGGCTTCCGGCGCGGTCCCGCTTTCCGGAACCACCTGGAACCAGTCGTCGGAGGGGAATAGGGCCTGGGTAATGACAGGAAGCGCCGATTCAACATGGTCGAAGACGATTGGAAACGGCAGCGAAGAACGCGGAACCGTCGACCCGGGCCATGTGCGGGGGACAATTGTCCCAAAGTACAAACCGGCATTCGCCTGCCACTTCAGATCACAGTTATTCCGCCGCCACCCTTCCCATGTGTACATGGTGTTGACCACCATGGTGATTGCGTACTTCGCGTCAACCGGCTGCTCGGGTAACCGTAGCGGCGCGGAATCTAAATCCAACGGATCAATCTGAGGAACGTCTTCGTAAACCGGCATTACTTATCCTCGCTTTTCGGGATATAAATTCCGAGAGCTTTCTGGAAACCGACATCCTTCAACAGAAAATAAACATCCTTCGCCGCCCCGACCGCGAGTAGCGTGAGCAGCTTCTTCGAATCTGCAAATACCTCCGGCACGACGGCGTTTAGAACGAAGCCGTTCAGAACGGACGACAGCGTAGTGTATGCAATGGTAATAATCGCCACTCGGATGTTCATGGAGTCTCCGATACTATTATCACAGGCCCCCGGTTTTCGCGAGGTCGGGGTGCATGTGTGTGGAGTCGGAGCCGGAATCGAAGTCGCCGGTTAAGCCGAGCATACGGGCGAATTGGCGTTGACGGTAGGCGTCGGCGGGGGCTAGGGTGTTCGAGATCACTTGTTCGATGTGCGTCGGGTCTTGTCGCGCGTTTAAACGTCCGAGCCACTCTTTACCTTTGTAAAAAGCCGCGAGGGTGTCAAGGATGTCGTCGGAGAGCGGTTTGGGCATACCGGAGAGTTCGCTCAACAGGACTTCCTTTTCTTTCAAATCGTCGAGGAAGATGATCTGCTTTGTCATGTACGGGTATTGGAGGGTCCGGACGATGTTCTCGGTCTTCGACTTCGTGTTGTCGATCTTAACCGTTTCGAGAGGAATGTGGAGGCCGCGTTGGTCGCAGTATTGGCGGAAGCCGAGCATTAAGCCTGTGACGTAAGCCGTTTCTTCAATAGCGACCCGCACGAAGCCGTTACGCGACTTTCGCTGGTAAGTGGTATACGCGGCTATGATCTGGGCGATTAACTCCGCGGCGAGCCATTTCCCGCGGCGTATGTCGACGATGTAGAGCCTCCCGGCGTTGTCCCAGGCTCCGATGGTTATTACCGAGTGATTCGACCTGTCTCCGATGGTTTGAGCCGAGTCGACGCGCATTTCATAATGGGAGACGAGGACGCGCTGCTCGAAGTCCTGTCGAGACTTCCAAGCCGGGTATTTATCGTCGACAGGGAAGATCGTTTGCCCGCCCGCGGCGTGGTTCGGGAAGTTGAACTTCTGGCACGACACCAGATACGGGTCCATGGCGTATTCGGACAAAATACCATCTGCCGGGAAGCGATCCGGCCAGATTGAAATGGGGAGTTTGTTCTCATCCAGCAAATCCGGGAGCCGAACCTCCGCGTAGGTGTAGTTTCTCGGCCTCCCACCAGTGTCTTTCTTGAAAATCCCCCGGACGAAGATGTTCCAGTCGCGTTTCTCCTCCGGCAGCATCTCCTGGCCGCGGATAATCTCGCCGTAGGTGTCTTTTTCGTCGTATCGGGTACCTTCGACGTCGATCCAGAAGCGCGGGGAGACCAAGAGGTTCTGGGAAAGGACGAATTTACGGAAAATCGTCTTGCAAATCTCCGCGTTGTTCGAGTTATTTTCATCGACGATGTCGGAATACTTCATCAAGTCAAAGTGCGACCCGGCGAGACCTTTTTCGATAGATGCACCGCGGACGGTAGGCTCTTTTCGGGTCACCGCACGGCCTCTTGCCCGCGTTGTGAACTCTGCTTGGGTGCCGAAAGACTCGACTTTTTTCAAATCGGGGCAGTGTTCGGGGAATAACTCGCGGAAACGGGGGTTTTTCGTGAAGTGGTTTTTGATTTCCGAGATAATGTCCTCGGCTTTGTCTAAGTTAGCCTGGATGATGGCGATTGCGATGTCGGGGTAGTTGATGATCCACTGTAGGGTGTGGGAAATGGCGTTGAGGGTCGTCTTTAGACAGCCGCGGGAGTCTAAAATTAACAAACGCCGCTTCCCCGGAAGGTCCATCATGGGGATTAACGGTCGATACTCCCAGGTTCCGTTGACGAAGCGGTCGTTTTGCTCGATAGTTACGGAGTCGGGGCTAGGGAATTTCTGTAAACGGGATAAAAGCGGCCCATGAACTTCCTCCGACACATCCCTATACCCCAAAATCTCATTCGCAAACCACCGTAAATCCGTCCGCGCCTTCCATCGTGCGATTCGAATCCGCTTAATCCGCTCATCCATTGACAGTTCGCTACTCATTTTCGCTCCAGATGACCTTAACCGGGGGTAGGAGAGGCCAGAAATTGACCTTCGTCCGTATCTTCGTCTCGCCTTTGTTCAAAGCCATGATCGCCATGAAGGTGTAGTTGCCTTTAAAAAGCCCTTGGTAGTGGGGTATAGACTCCCAATCGCCTTCGGAGGGTGCGGTTTCGCAGTAGAAGCCGGTTTCCTTCGTCGAACAGTGGGAGTGGATGTCTCCAACTACTACCAAATCATCCACCTGCGCCGTCCTCTCAACCTCCGACAACCACTCCTCCGACGGCATTACCACCCACTGCGTCGATCTCACCGTCTCCTCCTTCGGACACAGCAACATCTCGACAACCTCCACCACATCCGGCTCGTCGAAAACGCCAAGGAAAACCCCGTATATTTCCTTGGGAAAAGCCTTCTTAGCCGCGTGCCGAAATTCCTGAATTAACTTCGGGTTGCAGCGGATTTCAAAAGCTGGAGGGGTCGGCACATAGGTATTCTACTCGGTGTTCACAACCGGCGCGCTTTCGGGGGTGGCGGAACCGGGCGTAATAGCCGCGCGGAAGTCTTGGCGAGCCGTGATAACCCCGTAGACAGGCCCGGGAACGGCCCCAGAATCGTCGTAGAGGTCTTCGTCGAAGAGAAAGGTGTCGAAGAGGCTCATGGGGTTAACCGAGGCTTAGGTACCATTTAGAGTCGGTGGCGTTGTAGACTCCGCGGACGGGTTGATTGGCGTAGGTGGTGGTGACGAGGACTTTTACATTGCCGGTGGCGTCAAAGGTGAGGCCGGAAGGGCAGAGGAAGATGACTTCGTGACCGGTGCCGTAGAAGCCGTTGATTGTCTTAATCGTCGTCGTGCCCGAGACGGTGATGATTCGGGGTAGCGAAGTGGGGAGAGTGACGGTGTTCGCCGCGGTTAAAGTTCCGTTCACCGTCGTCGCGCCGATGTTATTTGAAACTGCCCAGGAGGTGCGGGTCGTTGCGCCGTCGTAGATGTCCTGGGTTGTGTTCCCCGTCGTGATGTTCCCGGACATATTAAGTTTCGTTAACGTCCCGTCGAGTTTAATTCCATAAGCGTTGGAGGCGGAGATACAGCCTTGGATGATAACGGAGGATGATGTGCCGCCGAGATAAATACCGCTACCCCCCGCAACAGCTACGTCGTTTGATACGGAGGTTACGTTTTGAATCGTCGTGGTGTCGACGTTGGTCGCGTAGATGCCGGAGGCTCGACAGAGGCCGATACGACAGTTTCGGACGGTGAGTCCGGAGAATGTATCGGTCGCGATTCCGTAAAAGCCGCCGAGGATTTGTAAATTCTCCACCGTCGGGGTGCCGGAAGTTGCGCCGACGAGAGAAAGAGCGGAGGCCGTGGGGGTTGTTACGCCGGAGTAGGTGGTGGAGAATCCGCGGAGGGACCAGAATTGGGTGGTCGAGGTCGTGTAGAAGATCGGGTTATCTGTCGTTTGTTGGATGTTACAACCCAAACGCTCCCCCGCGAGGGTTACGGAGTTAACGGACCCGCCGAGGTAAATGCGTTGTCGAATCGTCGAAATACCGGCTGGAATCTGAACAACGCCGCCGCCGGAGATCGTTTCGGTGTAGCGAACGGCTTCTTGGATACCCGCCGTGGCGGAACCGAGCGTCCATTGATTCGCCGTGTGGGAGTTCGCCGGGGTGAATCCGACGGTCGTGGAGGAAGCCCCGACGGTTACGGAGGTGAGCAGGACAGATTCGGAAGACGCGCCGTCGGTAATGTAGAGGTAGTGGGTGTTTACAGAAGCCGCGGTAATGCCTGCGGGAGAAGGGGTGATGATGGCGGTAGCCGGGGTCGCGCCGGTCAGTGCCGTGGTGCCGGAGAAGGAAAAGGTGAAGCCGTCGGCGTTGTTTACTTTTGAGACGAAGCGGAGGTTCGCACCGAGAGCAGTTTCGACGGCGATTAGTTCGTCAGCGAGGACGTTGTGATGCGCGGCGACTACATTCGCGCGGACGGAGACTCCGGAGTTATGAGCCGCGGCTGTGGAGCCGTCATAGGCCCGGGTGCAGTTGATGTACGTCCCGGATACGGAGATCGTGCCGAGTAGAATTCGTTCGTTTTCAATCGTGACGACGGAGTAGGCCGAAAACACCCCGGAGTTTACGACAACTGTAGTAGCCCCCGAGGAGATCGTCCCTAGCAAAGTCGTCGACGCGCGATTATCCGCGGCGATTAGAGTCGCATCAGTCGCTACGGTCGTCGGGTATGCAGGCATACCTCTATTATCGCGCGCTTACTTGAACGCGGTTTCGACCGAGCGTTTAAACGCTTCGGCGGCGAGGGCTTCGACTTCTTTGATTTGGGAAGCGACGGATTTCGGGCGGACGGAGGCGTGTTGCTGGATGTTAGAGGCGTAGTTATCCGCGAGGATTTTTTTAACCATCTCCGCGCGGCTTTCAATGGGCGGGTCGCCGGGTTTGACTACAGCCGCGCACATCAGGTCGATGTATTCGTCGTAGTCCGGGGAGAGGGTGATCGGGGTGGTGTCAATGGTGATTTGCATACTACCCACAGTGTACTACTTCTCGGCGAGGGCGGCTTCGAATAAGGCAGTGCGTTTTGCTTCGAGGGCTGCGATTTTAGCCGCGATCTCGTCGACGTCGGCTTTGGTCTGCTCGGAGGGGAATTTCGGGGCGATTTCGCGGAGTAGTCGGATGACGTGCTTTTTAACGAGATCGGCGACGTCGGTGTAGCGCGGGGTCGAGACTCCGGCTACGTTGTCCACTTGAGTCGCGAGAAACTGCGTGAGGGAGTCGAGCCCTGCCGAGGCGGGGACTCCGGAGATTTTGGCGACCTGTTTGGTGCCGTCTTCTAAAGTAATTTCGATCTGTATTTTGGCCATGTGGTGTCCTTAGAAAGCGTAGGCCGCAACTCCGTCAACGGAGTTCAAAGCCATATAGAGATTGAACTGTTCTCGGTTGTTGCCACGAATACCGAATTTTGCGTGGAAGCCTTTGTGGCATGGCTTGCACAGCGGAGCGCCGTTACCCACATCAACCCGAAGAGATGGGTAATCCCGGTAATTCATTATGTGGTGGCAGTCCAATTTATTTCCCCTAGATTGCCTGGATAGGCAGACAATACAGGTAGACCCGTTTGCCGCCAATACAGCAACCCTCCACTCTAGGTAGCCTTTTTGCATCAGGCGATTGTTAACTGGGTTATCTCGATCTTCCTGTGAAATGGATGGGTTATAGTTTGGATGCCATTCTAGCTTTGCCATGCGACATTTGTGGCATATTGGCGTCTGTTCAGTGTGTTTCTTGGTCATCACTGCCGAGCAACTTGAACACTTCGGGTATTGGCTGGCAGTAAAGGCGGTGCGGCACTGCATACATCTAGAATACTTTGAGTAGCACTTTTTACCGCAGTCAACGCACGGCTTGATGGTATTTCCTGGGATAGCGCAAGCCCTGATAGCCTTCCTGTAGCAAGTCACGCACTCCGCCATTTTCGACGCAGCGCACGCTGGGCCTTTGCAGGTTGCGCACTCCTTCTTGCGGTATCCGAAAACGGGATGTGTCTCAAACTTCGGCATTAGTTTGCGAAGATCTTCCAGTTTGTCCCGTCAGACCAGACGAGCACTTTGTTGGCACCACCACCAGCGACGACCGAACTTATCGTTGTGGCATTTGCATCTGTGACGTACTGCATCGACCCGGCGTTTCCAGCGGCTGCGGCTGGTAGCGCGGACACGGCCACTCCAGAATGCTGTGACCTGCGTAGTATCAAATCCCGATACTGACCGGCAGTCCCTGAGTCGATTTCGAGGACTCCTGCGGCGTTGCGCCCAATCGCCACATCAATTAAGTTTCCGCCGCTCAAGTTTACAGCCGAAGAAAATCCGACATACTTGCCGCTAGCTAAATTGTAGTTACCAGCAGCCTGATTACTGATGATGTTCCCGCCAACATATTGCAGATAAGCAGCACCAACAGCCCATCCTTGTTCAAGTGAGCCCGCGCTATCGTATAGTTCGAGTAGGCGAGCGCCACCTTGGCCGGTTCCTCCGCGTATTCTAACCTTTGTGGATGTTGCCGTTACGTTTGTTCCGTCGAATCCAACGTCGACCAAAGTAGCACCTGTCGTTGCCGTTAAGTCGATTACAGACACAGTTCCAGCTGACCCGGATTTTGCAACGAGGAGCTTGTAGTTTTTTTCTGTCGTGTCCCCGATGAGTAGATTCGCCGTCGCACTTTTATAGGAAATTAGAGGTGCTTGGTCTAACACGCCACTGGATGACACGTAGGGGATTGCGCCCGCTGTGGTGAGCGAGGAAGCCCCGCCGACAGATCCGCCAGTTGCACCCCCGGCAGAAGGAATAGATTGAATCACGACCGGTAACCTCCGACGATGGACGCTTCGAGACCGACGCCAGAAGCTACCCAGGCGAGTCCGGAACTACAGAACAAACCCTCGGGCCAGGAACACACGTAAGCCGTGTTCGCCGCGATAGAAACCACCGGAAGAACATTCCTCGGAGTAGCCTGCTTATCCGTCACCGTAAACGTAATCGCCCCCGCGGTCGGATTCGACACATGAATCTGCCAGATCATCGCATCTTTAGTCGCGAGGTCAGCGGCTACCGCAGGAACGGCAGCGAGGGACTCCGAGAACTTATTCGGCATAGCCGCGTATCGGGCGGCAGACAGGGAAGCCATTGTAAAGTCTCCTTAGAGAGCGATGAAGTTGATGGTCTGGGAAGCCGGGTCGATGGGGGCCGCGGAGATGTTACCGATGCGGATGACGACGGTGCCCGCGGTTGTGCAGTGGCCGGTCGCCTGGAGGACCAAGTTCGCTTCCAAATCCGGGGCCTGGACGATGAAGACCTGTCCGGGGGTGGCTTGCGGAACCGTGACGTTTACGGCGAGGGTCGTGGCGTTGGTGATGGAGCCGGGGTTAACCGTCGCGGCGTAAACAATCTGGCGCATCGCGGAACCGACGAGAATAGGCATGTGTAAGAAGTCTCCTGGATCTATTTTCGCACGCGGGTTACGGGCGGGTTATGTTGGGGGAGACGACGAGGGTGCCGCGGAGCGGGTAGCCGGTTATGGAGGTTAGCGTGAGGACGTAGAGGTCGTAGGCGAGGCGAACTTCGTCGTAGGGGAGGGAGGCGGTGGCGGTGGCGGGGATGGTGACGGTGATTTCTCCGTTTGTCGGGTTGGTTACGTTGATGCCCGAGGTTTCGGTGAGTTCGAAGATCGTGTCGGTGTCACGCGGCGTCCACTTCGCGGTGAATTTGAGGGAAGCTCCTGTTAGGTCGATGACGTCGCCGCCGCGGTATAAGGTCGCCGAGAAGGTGTAGTCGGAGTTCCGAACCATGCGGAGGGTCGTGTCAGTGGTCGCCATGGTTCTATTGTCTCAGGCGGAAAAGAAAAACCCCGGCGGGTAACCGGGGTTTCGCTTAGAGGTTGAGGTTGGGCTAATTTCCAGCGGCGCGGTCGTCGAGGATACGGCGTTTGCAAGCGTCGATGGCGAGGTAAAGCAGCTTCGTAGTCGTCGCGGTCGTGCCCGCGAAGAGTTCACCAGCCGGGAGAGTGAGAGTCGTGCCGCCGGAGGGGGCCGTCGGGTTGTAGCGGATCACGACGGAGTAGTTGTCCGAGCCGTCGTTGGTGACGTCGATAGAGTAGGAGCGGGTCGCGGCGGCAGTCTGCGTGTAGTCGTCCAGAATCCGGCGTTTCGCGGCGTCGATAGCAAGGTACAGCAAGTTCGTCGACGTAGCGGTCGTGCCTTTGAAGAACTCACCGGAGGGGAGGGTAAGCGTAGTGCCCCCGGAAGCGGCAGTCGGGTTGCGCCGGGCCGTCGGAGTGAAGACACCGTTGCCGTCATTGGCGGCGTAGATCGAGTAGGAAGAGTTAGGCATTGGTGAGAGGGGCTCCTGGAACTATTGTATCAGCGACCGGCGGTTTTGGTTTTTCCACGAGATACTCCGAAGAAATTATCACGAGGACTGGCGGCGATGTTTAACATTTCCATAAGTGCTTGTATTTTTGCGTTTTCAGGAGCGGCTCCGTAACGGATTACCTCTTCCGGCTTGATACGGGCAGCGAATTTGTTTATTTCCGACCAAGGAGCATTCGCTCCCGCGCCGAGAAGTGTCGGATACGTGTCTTTCGGCTCGAAATACTGCCCATATAAGCGATTCTTGCCTAATTCGGGCCGGGATTCCCACCAATTGATGTCTTCGAACTTTTTGGCCCGCGCCTTTTTAATTTCAGCTTTCACTGCGGGGAGTTTATCGGGAGAGATAGTCTTTCGGGCCTCGCGAATAGCCTTGTTAAATGCCGAATTAACCCATTCTTTGTAAATACCCGGATCTGTCGCGGCAATAGAGGGCGAGCGCGGCTCAACTCGCGTAGAATTTGCCGATTTGGGAGTTGGTAAGAGTTCGAGCAATTTATCTAAGCTCTCCGCACCCGTTTTTCCCGCGGCAAAAGCGCGTTTTTCAACATTTTGATTCCGAT